ACATTGAACACACTATCCTCAGCCTGTGCGTTTTCTTTGCGGCGTGCTTGTCGCATCAATTCTTGGAATGTGTTACCAATCACTTCGCCGTCAAGTACAAAACCCATATTCATATTTGACGTTGCGGCTTTGCGAGCCATCTTTACAAAGTTAGTGCGAACCTGTTCTTCAATGTGTGTGAAGTTCTCAAACACTTTACCATTACGACTATAACAAATAGTCATAATTTCACCGTCCTCACTGCACACGGCCATCAACAATACACGCACACCATCAAGTTTGGGCTCAAGGCGTTTAGTGCCCTTCATTTCAGGACGACCTTCACTGTTGGTTGCAAGTTGACAACCAAAGATAGGAATCTCGTAATCAGTTTTCTTACAGATTTTGTTGATCGTCTTGTCACTGATACCACAACGCATGTCACGGCGAATGACAGGCGCTAGGAACTCATTCCATTCATCACTATCAAAACGCTCCATCATTGCTTGAATAGCATCACGTGCGGCATTACCAGTCAACCCACGTTGGGCAAGTTCTTTCAATAGTTCATTGTATTCATCCCAAGGATTCTCCGCGTTAGTAATACCTTCGGATACGGGTACTTGTTTGACACCGAATGTTACATAAGGATTGTAACATGCCTTCAACAAGCCCAAGAATCGTTGAGCATTTACACTACCGAGTACACATGCCTCAAGAGCCTGTTTGATAACATCCTCTTTATGAAGGCGACTATCACTCTCGTTAAGTTTGCGAATCCAACTAGCTGACATTATAATTCCTTAGAAGGGCCACGCATCAGATTTTTCACGCGGGGGCCTGGGTTTGAGTTCAATACGTTCTTCTGAGACAATAGTATAATCGGAATAGGTTATTTTGTCAACCTCAAAGGGCCCATAAATTGTAATACTTTCGTAGTCAACTTTCCAATCACTTACATCATATAACCACGCCGCATTACCTCGACCATACTCGTCATCAGGGTCACCGTCACACCAACATTTTTCAATTTTTTCCCGTTCTTCTTCGGTGATCTCGTCATCAAAATCAAAGTCAATGCTGATGCCATCATCCAATTCACACCCTTCACCTATAGATGGATCGATGCCGATATAAGTATCTTCTAGATAGGGCAATTCATCTTCGGATTCAACAAAGCCTTGACCCCAACGATAGAGTTCTTTTACTGACCATCCTACAGTAGAACCATCCGGGCGCTCTTTGTATACATCATACACAATCTCAATGGATTTTTTATCTACAGGTTTAATACGATATAGAATTTGTTCATTCGCCAATTTGCTTCTCCTCACTTAGGATGTTAAAAATTTCAAGACTTGATATAGTATCCATTGCGCCATCAAGGGATTTAATAGCTTGTTCCAATTTCTGTTTGGTAGCCTCTAGTGTCTCAGTTCTTACTCCTCGCACAAATCGGCTAGTTGCAACCATTTTGTTCAAATTGCATTCTGCGCCAACCTCACTTGCCCTGTCTTTACTGAATCCATCCGCATAGGAGCTACGGAATCCATTTAGGAACGCAAGTTCTTCAATAGAGACTTCACAAAGCACACGGGTACTATCTACTTTAGCAATTACTTTCATTTGAACCTCATTAAGGGTGCACCACGCACAAGTTTACGAATAGGTAAGAATACTGGTAGCATTAGAATCAATATCCAAACTACCTGTATGTACTCTGTCTCAGTGAATTTGTATCCGAAAATGTTAATCATACCTACAATAAAGTAGATAACATTAACAATCACAAGATATTGTAATGGACTAATCATCCTCGCTCCTCAAAATAATCCCAACCTTTACCGCCTAGTTTTTCCCAGGCATCCCACTTCTTCATTTCATCTTTGCAGGCTTGTGGTTGACCAATAGAACCTACAACAGCACCGCACAATTCACAACGATAGCTGATACCTGAATCTTCATCAAAGTAAGCAGTGCCACCGCAAGGCAAATGCATTGGTCCAATTTTAAAGTCTACGTCCATTTTAGTATTGCTAACACTCTAAGTTTCTCGTCAGGTATATACCACATGTCATTGTCACCGCTTGTGAAACCGCAGTATTGAACCTGAATGTTACGTTCTTGGCACCAATCCCAAAATGATTCTCTGTCACTGTACTTGACGATTATCCTATTTGATAATATATCATTTAATGGGCTAATCATAACCATTTCAAACTAAACCATTCGAAATTTCTTCTAACACTAAATCCAAATCCATGCAGACCACTAGATTCATGCAAATAATCTACATTGTTCTTTTCCATCCAACTCATAATTTCCGACAACTCTGGAAAAGTCCTGACAAAATAATGATTGCGTGGATAGCCAACAACTTGATAAACTTTCATCACCAACTTGAATTATAAAACACTTTACGCTTTAAAAACAATTCTGCCTTAGCATCAATACAGAATTGTAAATCCTGGTCACGGTATATGTCATCGCTAGGATTGCCGAAAAAGAATCCAGTTGTACCTAGTTTGGACACTTCACCTGACTTGATATCTTTTTCAAGTTTATCAACATCTTCCCACGTCAGTTCAAGTTCAACACCATTAAACGTTTTATCGGTGCGTGTGTTGTCTTGTGCTAGCCAAAGCTGTTCCATCCAGCCTTGTAAGTTAGGATGCTTGCGCCAGTATGCGAGTTCCTGCCGACTAGTATCGTCATAGTCGGTATCTGCCTTGCTAGCAATGTATGCGTATTGGTCTAGTCCCATTTTATCCTCTATCTGTTTACGTTTGAATTTCATTTACAAATTTTAACGATATCCTCAGCAGACTTGCCTGCTTGGATACTTGCGACACGGCATTGATTTACCTGATATTTTTCAAAGCCCAGCCCCGCGAACATAGAGCCGAACAATACAATACAGGCAATTGCGAACCATTTAACTTCCATCATCCAACTCCTCATAACGTTTCATAAACTTGTCCAACTTAGCACCCTGAACATCCAAGCCCTGTTCATACCAGACCTTGATAAATTTATCAATACAGTTCTGCTCAATCAACTCGGCGAATTTTTCCAAGAACAGGTCGAGTGTGGCATCATGCGAGCTAGAACCATTCAGCATTTCATTGATTTCTTTGCCACTGAAAGTGCCAGCTTGCTTGCGTAGTGCTTTAATGCGTTCCTTCATTGTGAATTCTCAATAGTCTTGGTAGCTTCTTTGACCACTTCGCTAGTCAAAGCCTTACCTTGAGTACTAACAAAATTCACGCCAGTCGTTACCGTGTTGATAACGAAAGTAGGAGCGAGAATAACTACAGCGAGAATTACGATCCATTTAATCATTTGATTACCTTTACATGTGAAAGTTGAGTAGAATTGTCACGGTGACTCTTGACCTTGCCTTCTATTGTAACACAAGATCCAATTTCTATGTTATTTCTGTGTGCAAAAAACAACACTTGATCCTTGTCGTTTATGCCCGTCAAATAGTAGGTGTTGTAATTCTGTGACCAAAGTTGTTTGATAACTTCAATCTTTTCAGTAACCTTGTCACCGACTGCACCAACGAAACCACCTTGTGCCCATTTGATTTTGCGGTCAACATTGTCGCGGTTAGTCATCTTTTCGTAAGTTGCTGGGAGACTTGCGATTGTGCCAATACCTAGATTATTGGTGATGTGTTCCAAATCAGCGAATTCCATTGCTTGCTTCAAGAACGGACTAAGTTGCTTACCTTCAATGACCTTAAACGTCAGTGCCTTGAAGTATTGGCGAATCTTTTGACCTTCTTCCATGTCTGTATCACTGAGGTCTACATTGTCTTTCAACATTGACTCAATGATTTGACGATTGGTCATGTGTGCCTTAATGTCAGGGGCAAGCGCCTTAACATAGCCTTTGTTCAAACGAAACGCAATCACTGCTAGAGCCCACACCTTATCAGCGTCATGGCTGAAACTAGGCTTCTTGGGAGTAGGTCTACGATATGCGTAGGGATTGCGGTACAAATGTGTGTGGTCAAACGGATTGTTGTAGTCATCAATTTGACTGAGGCGCTTGACTTCTTGGTCACTCATATTACTAACGTCAACAAATCCAGGCATGTTTACTCCTTTAATCAATCAATACATGTATTATATACCCAAATCTATTTATTGTCAAATTTTGTAGGTTTGGTAACCACGAATTTTGCTTTGACGGTTAGTGTGGCTTTCGTTGAATTTGATTTCATAACCGCGCTCACTGAGAGCCTTGATTAGTGTATACAAATCACAATCCTCTTCCAAGAATGCATTAGAGCCATTTTGGTAGCTGTATGAAGTGATTTTGTCAGCAATACCGAGACTAACCAACTTTGCTTTAGGGAAGCGAGCCCAAGCATGCCCGGGGTCTGCGAAAACTTTGATAGAGATTTTCTTAGCCATTTCGTTTCTTCCTTTAATCAATCAATACAAGTATTATATACCCAAAACGATTTATTGTCAAATTTCCTCAATCTCAAAGTGGTCCGCCTCCATAACCTTTTGGAGACGCATACCCATCAATGTGGCATGGGTATAGTCATCAGTTTCAACGTCAAACGACATTTTGGTTTTCCAAGATGTGAACAAAGTGTTGTCCAGATCAGTAAACAAAAGTGTTACTTTGTACTTACGCATTAGTTGCTCCAAAACGATTCACTAGAAGCGGAACAGAAATACGGGGTGTCGTAGCGTTCCTGGAACGACTTGCCGGTCATGAGATTTTTTCGGGTGACAAAGGTCTCGAACACTTCAACAACGAAACCCAGTTTACGCTTGCCTTCGGCAACAGTATTGATGTAGTCCTTAGTGCTGGGAGCAAAATCTTGCTTTGCGACAAGACGCTTACCTTCTTTGACACGTTTGTCGGCTTTGTAGATTTCCAGGGTGTATTCGATGAGTGCAGACATTTCAAGCTCCTTTAATCAATCAATACATGTATTATATACCCAACCCCATTTATTGTCAAATTTTGGGCATAAAAAAGCCCCTATTTTGGGGCTTTTTTTTGGGGGTTAAAAAGTAGTACTAAAGTATTACTTTTTTGTACTACTTTGGTTTACAAAACTGTACATTTTTTCAGCAGTTTCTAGGACCTTTTCTAGACCCGGAAACTCTGGCATACCGACTTTAGTGACAATCTTGCCGTCTTTGTCACGTTCTACAGTAGCTTCCCAACCCATATATTTGTACTGGAAATCTTGTCCTACTAGATCCTTAGCCATTGATAGAATGTCTGTACGGATCTCATAGCCGTTCTTGTTAAATTTTACTTCTGGCATGCCAGGTAGTTTGTTCTCGCTCATTTTATTTTCCTTTAAGAAAGTGTGTTTGTGTGTAAATTGTAAAACAATTATTGTTGTTTGTCAACAGGTTTTGGATACTTGGGATAATTGAGTTGCTCCCACTCCTCGTCGGATACAGGCCACCAATTATTCATTATCGTCCCTTTATAACATTACTGGCACGATGTGCCTTTATAGCTTGAATGGCTTCTAGTATGCTTAGAAGAATCTTTTTTAAGAATGTCATAGAAAGCTCCTACTAGTATTTTGCAAGTCATATTCTTTTTGAAGTCTTTCAACATCGGCACCGTTTTGTGGACGATGATAATTGATGTACGCTTCTAATTCAGAACCATAGGTAGTTGGGGTAAAGAGGCTTAGTAAAGCCCCTATGATAGAGGCCCACATGATTAAGCTACCTTCTTGCTAGCTGCTTTTACTTTCTTACCGAAAGTAGGAACCTCAAAGCCATAAGACTCAGCAAGTTCTTTGCCGAAATCTTTGTTGTACAATAAGCCAAATGCTTGTGTACCAACATCACTGAATGCTTTGATTGTGGATTTTGTGTACTCAGTTTGAGTATCAACGAAACGGTTGAGAACTTCTGCTAGTTTGTCGTGCTTGACAGTAGCTTCAACGATTTGCTTTTTGCCGGTTTGAATGAAATCTACGGCGGTGAATGCGAAAGTGTTTAACATAATTTTCTCCTGTGTAAGTGTGTTAAATTGGGTTTTTATACAGAACCCGTAACTGCTATAACTATTTATACAAGCTATGCTGTATTATAGTATATTTCATTGTATTTTTGTAGAGCCTTGACTCTAGCAATCGCCAATCTGACTCTTGCATGCGGTGAGATATCGTCATCGTCCAAATCTGATATTTTTACTAGTTTCGGGCGACTATATCTAGTACACAATGCCTCATCATCAAACTCAACGTCAACTGGGTTGACACCATTAAGTCTGATGAGTGTGAATCGTAATGGATTACTTCTTAGGAGCTTCGGCTTTTTTATCCTGGGGCTGACTTTTGGTAGCTTCCTTAGCGGCTTTTGCTTCAGCGTCCTTGTCTGCCTTTTTCTTTGCTAATTTCAATTCAGTCTTTGGGGCTTCAGCAGGAGCAGCTTGTGTTGCCGGTTGTGCTGGTGCTTTGGCTGGCTCAGCGGCAAACGCTGTCAATGCGGCTGATGCTAATACGATTGTGATAAGTTGTTTCATGGTATTTCCTTTAAGGTTGATTTTGGACTAATACTAGTCGGTAACAATTACAGTTAGCATCTAAGATATTCTCATAATGATAACCATATGGTGCAGTTGGATAACTCTGAACGATTGGTGGTTGCTGTATAATAACTGGTGCGGGCTGAACTGGTCTTGTAATAGCATAAGTTACTACTCCACCGATTATTGCTGGGGCTACCCAATTACCCCAATGACCGCCATGATGATAACCATAGTGACCTGGTGGATGTGCGTGTGCCACTCCAGCTAGCCCAATTAATACAGTAAGAATTATTCGTTTCATTATTATCACTCCTGTACATATATAACGTGTCACATAAGTGATTCGTTGACATTATCCGCCACGACCACTACGTCTTACGACACTTGCACCCCCAAAACCTTTTGTAGGCTTAGGTCCTTGTTGTTTAGGAGCTTTGCCCATACCAGGGTGCTTATTCTTTTTGGCTTCATTAGCCATATTTACAAATGGGTTTACGCTTTTCTTTTCGGTCATCTGTTCCTCACTTTAACTGTTTGTATATATCTATCAACACCGCCGTATAAATTTATTAGCATAGCTATACGACTGTCATAGATTCGTATAAAGGGCATCTTTTTATTCTCATTCGATTTTACATTGATGTAATAAGGGCATGTCATTTTTTTATTTAGGTCAAGCATATACTGATTCCAACTTACGTTTACGCTATTGGGCATAAAGAAATCAAAATCAAAATACTCAAATTCGGCTTTACGAAAGGCAAGGTCGCCTGCATCGCTTAAACGCAAGCCGCCGTTCTTAAGTAAATTAACCCACCATGCTTTGATTGCATGATCCAAAGAAAAACTAATGTCTGGTAATTGCTCCAGTACAATCTTAGTTAGTTTTTCTTTATCAGTCATCTGGATAAACTTTTGTGCCGTTGTTCATAAACACCACAGTAAATTTATCAGTTTTGAATTGCTTGTTTAGTTTACGACACAAATTTCTTGCATGTCCCGGATTACTAAAACTTGTCTTTTTGTATTTAGGAACAGCTTCATTGTCTAAGTAATGTTGGCTCTTGAGGTTGATAGGTTGCCCGTCATAAAACACAGCCCATATACCGGCTGCTTCTACGATCTGGTCACACTTATATGTTCCCTTATCAACTAATTCAAGTATTACTTTTGGTTGTGTTCTACTCATTGATTACCACTTACCACCGTTCATAACAACTTCTATGACTTCGGTGGTATTACCTTTCTGTTCACGCTGGTCCAAAAGCATTTTCATGACCTCGTCACGTAATTCTTTAGCTTCGGATAAGGGCATCATAACTTCACGCAACTGTCTTACCTCTGCATTCGCTACCCTATCAATGAACTTTTTAATTTGACTCATACTATATTTATGCTATCTTTATCTCGGCTTCTGTCTTAAATGGCCCAATATACTCATATCTTTGAATAAAAATGTACTTTGGGCAGAAAATTTTAGCATATTCTTCGTTTTGCTTGATTGCAAACCATCCTGCGACATAGTAACATTTACTCTTAGGAGTCTTAGTGTATATATGAAGTTTTCTCTTTACGTCATAAAAACTATTATAAATCCTATTTGAGGAAGTGGGGTAAACAGCAAAAGGAGGGATATGAGATTTATCTACCTTTTTGTCCTTCTCAAACTCAATTTGTTTGACTTTGCTAATTGCTTTAGTACTTGAATAATGTTCCACTTTATCTTCAAGTTTTACGGTGTATTCACTACCTTCTGCAATTACGTTACCTACTTTTTTCTTGCCGTCAGTAACGACCCAATACTGATTCTTAACAATAGGTTTAGCTACTAGATTCATATGTTATCCTTTTTGTAATTGAAACTTTTTTAGATACTCTCTAGCTTCCGAGTAATCTTCTTTATATTGTAACTCTGAATCAAAATCATACCACAACTCTTCGGCATCTCTCATTGATTTCAAACGTTCTTCACTCTTGCTAATGATATATTCAGTCATTAGATTAATAGTATACTGTTGCATGGCATCATCTAGACCTTGGATATACTCCAATAGTTCATTAGGACTTTTATTCCTTAACATGTTCAAGTAGATTAATTCTTTTTTATCCATTTGTACCTCCTAGTTCATCCCACATAAATTCTTTTTCTGTAACATACGCCACCGGCTTTATCCAACCATGATTGATGCATTCCTGAAGTATCAGCTTGTACTCTCTGGGGCACCTTGAATTAATTTCAAAACCTGCTCTACTAACTAAACTCAATCCGTCATTACTGATGGTAAACCCGTGATCTCCGGGTTTCAACATCTTAAGTTTGTTTTTAGGTTCTTTAACAATGAATGTCATTTTTTAGCCTTATCACGCCAATACTTTACATCGGCTAACAAACTCTCTTTTAAGTTCTTGTATACTACAAGTTCCTCTTTGAGTTTTTCAATGTCGTTGGGTAATATTTCTTCTGGTTGCGTTTCTTCTTGTTTTCTAATAGGTAGGTTTAGACCAATGGCTATACCCATTATTAGAAATACAATACACAATAGAAGATCATCCATCATCATTTTTTCAATTCCTCTACAACCATTTGTTTGGCTCTAGCATCAAGCAATGCCTTCTCTAGCTTGTGCATTTCTGGGCCCATTAAATTTACCCATTTCAACACTGCCTTCTCACCTTCTTCGGTGAGATGAGAATAGTCCGCACCAACGCTACTATTATAGTACAATCTTTGGTCTTTTAGTATTTCAAAAAGACCTGCGTACACTTGATTAGGTAGCACTTTGTTCATGTAGTTTACCTTTATACGGGCTATTAAGCCACTTGGCATAAGCCTCAGCATTTTCAGATATTTTGTTAAGTTCATACTTGCCACAGAATCTCATAAAGTGAACACCAACTTGAGGGGTAGTATCAATACGAACCCCGTCTATGATTGTGTTGTCAACCAACGCTTTGATATCATCGGGTTGTGCTGTCAAGTCAATAAGCATGCGGTTACGCTCATAGTCATCACGTACACGATGCTCAACATCATTGTGGTCAGTCCAACGTTGTAGCATGAAGTTATTCCATTGAAAGCCTTGTTTATCACGATCCTCAAAAGCCTCACGAATACCTACACGATTCTTGCTACCTTTTTCGGGTGCTCGGGGATATGCTGTGAACACGTTGTCGCCTGCATCACCACGAATGATTTTCTTAAAAAGAAGATACTGAGGATCTTCGAGTAGTTTGGGTTCTTTAGTTTTCTTGTCAACAATCAATCGACCTTTTTGATCGAGGTGACCTTCAAGGGTGATAAGTTCATTTGTGACACCATTGTACTGGAACACGTTTGGAGCAACAAGCTGAACATAATCGGAATCAGTACTAATAATATAATGCGAGTCATTGGGATGTAGATGAATGAAACGGGCAATCAAGTCATCAGCCTCAGCCCGTTCGTGCCTGAGTACGCTGACGTTGGTCTTCTCACGTAGGAACGTAGTGAATTTATCATACGTGTCCCAGAACATTTCGTTTTCTTCCTTCTCAGCCTCAGTAACTGACATTGCGTCAACTACACGATTAGCCTTATAAGGTTTGTAAACATCCTTACGCCAGCTTCTACCCTCCAAGCAAAAGACTACATGGTCAATACCATAGTTGCGTACAGCCTGATTAACACTTGCGAACGTAAGATGTAGTGCCATGCCAATCTTTTCCCATGTATCAGAATTTCGGGAAGCAACGTGACGGGCACGAAAGAAAGTGTTGGCTGTGTCAATGAGTGCGTATTTCATACGGGATAGTATATATGTTGATAATATGCGTATATTATACGACTATTTTGCATTTCAGTCAAATTTTTTGGTCATCTTTAAAATCAAAGAGTTCGGATTCTACCATATCTGACGGTTCTAGCAAACCAGTAAATAACCCCGTGTCGGGTATCTTTGCCCTACGATCGGGTCTGGGCTGTAAATGATGGTTGTTGTGTAGTGTTACCATTCTATGACACATAGCACATAACACCTCAATGTTTTCCGGATTACGATTTCCGTTGTTACCGTCAATGTGATTTATTTCTAGTGTAGCAGGATGTAGGATAGTTTTGGATACACAAGGAAAAATATATTTCCCATCCTTGTTGGAACATCCGTTATCCATTTTCCATTTATCAACTTCGTGTTTTCTAGTTTTCCTATGTGCCTCGCACACTTGCTTGTTAGTGTTTTTGGCTTTGGAATGCTGGCCCACAGTATTATTGCAGGAAGGCATAGAACACTTTAAATATTTTAATGTGGTCATTAACTTACTTCTGTACGTCCGTTACCGATATCACGTGTTTGAATTGGACGCAAATCTCTGTTTGTTGGATCTGCTTGTACTTGCTCATACATTTCTAAAGCTACATTGCGACACACATCCTGAAACCAACGATCAATGATATCCTGATCTGTGTCTTCCTTCTTTTTCATATAACCTGACTTAACTAGTCTAGCAATGAAAATCTCATTCCAATCTAATTCAAAAGCGCCTTCGTGAATGTTATTAGGATCTAGTTCCATACCAATAACAGAAACATAAGGCTCGCCTGCGGCTGTTGCTCTTTCTTTTTCAGATACAACAGTCTCTACCTTTTTCTGTCTAGGTTTGCGAGGCTTCTTAGGTTTTAGTTCCTTGACTACTTCAGGCACCGGATCGGGTGCCTTTTGTTTTGGTTTAAATCTATCAAATAATCCCATTTTCTTTCGCTTTCTCGTATAATTTGAAGCTGGCTAGGTTCTTAGCCTTCGACTCGCACATGATATCAAAGTTATCGAGGAATGTCAATGCCCAATCGTTTACTGCATCGTTCCAATAGTAATCACTATGGGCACGTAGCTTTTGCTTATTATAGCCACTTTCTATCAGCGCATCATAGGCGGGACGCTGGTCTCGGGCGTGAGAAACAAGACAATCTTCCCTAGATACACTGTAATGCATAGTAGGGCGAACGCCACGCCAGCTATCGATAACCCTTTTAACGCGGTCATCAGTAGGTTCAATATATTCCCCGCTGTTAACCCAGTGGTGATGGATGTCCAATACGATTGGAACCAAATCTGCAATTTGTAAAACTGTGTGTAAATCATGTGTCATTTCCTCGTTTTCGATTGTAAGGGAGTTTCTTGCTTCTGGGGATAGCCTTGTGTACGCGGCTCTGATGCCTTCGGGGCCGGCGCGACCCGAGATGTGTACATTGATTTTAATGTCCTGAAATCTCTGGCAGAACCCCATCCAACGGGCCATATCGACATGATACTCGAACTCCTCTATACTCTTATTTACTACTTCTGGGCGATCACTCGCAAGAACTACGAACTGGTCAGGGTGAAAAGACAATCGGACATTGTGTTGGCGTGCAGTCTCACCTAGTGGTGCAAACCAATGCTCAAGTAGATTTTGAATGTAAGGATCATGCCAGAAACCCTTGTAATCGTCATGGGTATAGAAACTGAGCATATCGCTAGTGATACGCAACATACGCAATGGTTCGGGTAGAGTTGCTACCTTCTTAATAAGATTGTGGGTGTTCATAATGTTCTTTTTAGCAACATCAATGATTTTGTCCTCAACCGTACTACGTGAGTTACGATTAGCCCATGCCATAGTAGTGCCACCGGTGTTTAGACCTTCGACACTGGCAATTTCGCCCTTTTTGTTGATTTCGGCAAACTTACATGCGAAACCAATACGTTTGATAGTCATAATAAAGATATGGAATAGTTATAATATGATAGTATATTACACAATTTATTTATTGTCAACCTTTAATAATTCTTCCAATTTATAAAGGTTTTTCATATATGGGCTCACATCTTCCAAAACACTACATGGAAGATCACCTTTTCTTCTAGGACCTGATTTCACTAGGAAGTCAACGTCATTGACTGTCTGATATAGATTGACTATTTCTTTAACAGTATACCCTACTCCGTGACCCAAACACTCTAATCCATTGCTAGGGGTATCGATGGCATCTTTTAATGCTTCACATATTTCCATGACATGGACATAATCACGCACACATGTACCATCCCATGATTCTTTGTAGTCTGTACCAAAGATAGTGAATTCTCCGGTTTCATTAGCTTTCATTAAGTTGTACATTAATCCATCTGGATTAGTAGGAGGAAAACCATTACTACCAATTACATTGTAGAATCTGAATGTAGTGAAATCTGTACCACGTTTACGACACAAATCACGTACTACATCTTCTGCCGCACGTTTGCTAATACCATAAGCACTGGCACAGCCTTCTGCCGCGCCTGTACTAGCAAAAACAAAGTTAGTACAATCAGTGAAATTTAATAGATTCATTGTACCAATCAGATTGGTATTATAATAGTCTACCGGAATTCGTTCACTCTCGCCCACATTAACAAGTGCGGCTAAATGTATGATTGTATCAAATGTTGGTTGTATTACAAATGGTTGTGTGATATCCATTATGTATGTAGTATGGGGTTTGGTAACGCCCCTAACCTTGTCTAGACCACACACCTCATAGTTACCGTCATCCATCAACATCTGAGTAAGATGTGATCCGATATATCCTGCATATCCTGTTATTAAAACTTTTTTCATTCAAAACTAAACAAACTTTCGCTTGCTTCCTCTTCTTGTGGTCTAAATGTAGGGTCTTTACTTAGATACGTATGG